GGGGCAAACCCGTGGCCGCCCTTGCCTGGGGCCAATTATTGCAACACTAAAGCAGCTCACGCGATATAGCGATGCAGAAGTAGACGCGGCTGTCAATAGTGCAGCGCTAGCAGTGTTTGCCATGATGGATGGCGCGGCATTTCAGGATGTATATAACGATGAAATGAAAGAAGCCTATGTGGCTCAAGCCGCAAAATATGACGGCGCGTTAAACAGCGGGAAGACCGTGCGGTTACTACCTGGTGAAAGCATTACTTCTCCAACTCCGGGAAGACCTAATCCGCAGTTTGAAGGTTTCTTCGGGGCTATGCTTAACATGATAAGCATAGCCCTAAATATGCCGAAAGAAGTATTGACCAAGGCTTTTAATGCTAGCTATTCCGCCAGCAGGGCCGCATTACTGGATGCTTACCATACGTGGAAGATTGAACGTGTCTGGTTTGTGTCAAATTGGAGTCAGCCAATCTACGAGGAGTGGCTTGCTGACGCGGTTGCATTAGGGATTATTGTTGCCCCAGGCTTTTTCTCTGATCCATTTGTACGCGAAGCTTGGTGCGGTTCAAATTGGGGTGGCGATGGCCCTGGCGCCCTAGATCCTCTGAAAGAAGCACTTGCAGCAGAGAAACGTATGGAGGTTGGCATAACCACTCAAGCGGAGGAAACGGTGGCTTATGACGGTGGCGACTGGGAAGAGAAGACCCATCAACGTTCTCGGGAAGTAAGGCTACGGCGTGAGAGTGGTCTGATGCTTGAAGCACAACCAGTGGCCACTCAGCCTGATCCTGTTGATCCTGTTGATCCTGTTGATCCTCTTGAGGAGGATGACAAGGAAGAGGATGGCTCTATGCTTGACCAATCCGCTACCGTAAGGTCATGACTATTCTTGATGTCTTAAACGCCCCATGGGCAATTTTGCCCCCCCGCCTGGAGCAGATCCACGGGATACACGCGGCATGGGCAAGAGGAGAGTCGGTAGACGTTGCGGCAGTGGAAGCGAAGATCGGCCGCCCACTGGTGAATGATCCGCAGGGTTACACCGTGCAGGATGGCGCGGCGTTGATCCCTATGCGCGGTGTGATGGCGCCACGCATGAACATGATGACTCAAGTCAGTGGCGGCACAAGCACGCAACTGTTTGTGCGAGATGTGCGGGCGGCCCTTGAGGATCCATCGGTTAAGTCATTGGTGATCATGGCCGACACACCCGGCGGAGCCGTAAACGGCACGCAGCGTGCGGCAGCGGCTGTGATGGCAGCTCGTGGAGTCAAGCCGATCGCCACCTACGTCGAAGGGATGATGGCTAGCGCTGGTGTGTGGGTTGGCACGGCGGCTGATCTGATCATGATGGAGTCTGCCACCAGCCAAGCGGGTTCTATTGGCGTGGTTGCAACTCATGTAGATAGCAGCAAGCAAGAAGAAGCGATGGGGATAAAGATTACAGAGATTGTTGCAGGCAAGTACAAGCGTGCGGCTAGCCAGCACTCTGCCTTGACAGAACTCGGCAGGCAGACGCTACAGGATGAAGTTGATTACCTCTATGGTCTTTTTGCCGGTGATGTGGCAACGCAACGCAGCACAAGCATTGAACAAGTGCTTGCGAACATGGCCGATGGCCGGATGTTTATAGGACAACAGGCGATTAATGCCGGTTTGGTGGATGGCATTGCTACACTGGAGGAGACAATTTCCATCCTCAACGACCGAGCGGCATCGACCGGCCGCACGGTAACCACCATCACAGCTCCTGTTGCTATGGACTCTCCCCCCATGAATCCCACTGCAGAAGCAGCCGCGTGGGCTGCTGAGCACCCAGAAGCCGCTGCAATCCTGCGGGCCGAAGGTGCCTCGGCTGAATGTGAGCGTGTCGCCGCGGTTCGCTCGATGGCTTTCTTGCCTGGCCACGAAGCACTGATTGAAAAGCTTGTTGCCGACGGCAAAACCACAGGCCCCGAAGCCGCGGTGCTGGTAAATGCCGCCGAGCGGGAGCGTATCGCAAGTGCGGGCAGCCAACGCCTGGCCGAGGCCCTGCCGCCCCAGGACTTTGCCGCCGCGCCGACTGATGCGGAATCAGCCCCCGCAAATCCCGCCCCTGTGGATCCGATTGCGCAAGGCGCTGCCATCGCCAGCCGCGCCCGCGACCTGATGTCCGAAGCAGAGGCCAACGGGCAAAAGTTGGCCTTGCCGGCTGCCTGTGCGCAAGCAAAAGCCGAACTCACCCCCGCCTGAGGACATCATGAGCACTCGCAACACTGGCCTGGTTAAAACGTTTACCGCAGGGGCAGCGATCAACCCTGCTCGACTCGTTAAGTTTGGCGCAGATGATCAAACCGTGCTTCAGGGCGCTGCTGGTAGTGATCTGGTCTTTGGAGTAAGTGACGCCCCGCCTCTTCCTGCTGCCGCCACAGGTGAGCGAGTTGATGTGGTTTTCACCGGAATTCAGCCGGTCACTTATGGCGGTACTGTAACTCGTGGCGAAAAGCTCATGAGTGACAGCAGTGGCCGGGCTATTACAGCTACTGCTTCCAATGGCGCCAATGTCAACACCGCCGGCATCGCCATGGTAAGTGGCGTCGTCGGTGATCTTGGCTCAATTTTCCTCTTTCCTGGCTCGTTCCAGGGCTGACCCTTTCTCAGGAATGAACCATGGCTAACATGAGCTTCCCGTTTCCCATCGATCCGGTTCAGACGGGAATCACACTGGCACATTCCAATCGCCAGTACATTGCCGATTCTGTACTTCTTCGCGTGCCGGTTGGTGCCCGAGAATTTGAGTACAAGCAGATCGGCCGTGATCAAATGTTTACAGTTCCCTCGACATTGGTAGGCCGCAAAGGCCAACCTAATGAGGTGGAATTCGGTGGCACCGAAATTGCGGCCAGCGTACGGGATTACGGCCTTGATGATGTCGTGCCTAACGATGACATCGACGCTGCTCGGAACGTTCCCGGTTGGGATCCTGTTGGCTTGGCCAACATGGGCCTTACCGAGCTAATTGCCCTTGACCGCGAAAAGCGTACCGCTGATCTGGTGTTTGGTCTGAACACCTACCCATCAACGAACCGCACCACTCTGAGCGGCACCAGCCAATGGTCTGATTACACCAACTCGGATCCTTATTCTGCCATTCAAACTGCATTGGATGGAATGCTGATGCGGCCTAATATCGGCGTTATCGGTCGCTTGGCATGGTCAAAGCTGCGGGTTCACCCAAAGATCACCGCTGCCCTGGCGCCTGCTAGCAATGGCAACAGCGCAACGACTAACGCGGCTGGAGCCCCTGCCACTGTCCGGGCGGTGGCAGACCTGCTGGAGCTGGATCAGATTTACGTGGGCGAAGGTTGGGTCAACACTGCCAAGCCCGGCCAGTCTGCCACAATGACCCGCCTGTGGGGCAAGCACATGGCACTCCTGCATCAAAACCCTGCGGCTAGCATTCGCGGCAACGCTATCACTTTTGGCATGACCGCGGAGTACGGCACTCGGGTGGCTGGGTCCATGCCAGCGCCTGAGATTGGCCTTCGTGGCGCCCAACGTTTGCGCGTTGGCGAAAGCGTCAATGAGATCATCACGGCCAGTGATGTGGGTTATTTCTTCCAAAACATTGTCGCCTGATCATGAACCACGACTACACAGTTCTGAGTTGCGTTGATCACAACGGAATTCGATACGAGCCGGGGCAAGAGATTACCCTGGCTGAAGATGCAGCCGCTGCATTGCTGGCAGTTGGCGTAATCGAAAAGGCAGAAGACCAAAAGTCTAGGCCTAAGCCAGGTTCCGGCCATGCCGTTCGATGATGACCTACCACTTTTTCTAGCCGACTTCGGGACGCCCGTTGTCGCCAATGGTGTCAGCGGGCTTGGTGTATATGATGCGCCAGCCCGATACATCAGCGATGGCGAAATGTCCACTACTGGGCACATGGTACGGTGCTTGTCATCGCAATTTGGCACACTGTTGTATGATCAACTTCTTACAGTAAACGGACAGACCTACGCTGTAAGAGACAACCTTCCTGTAGGGGACGGAAAGTTCTGTGTAATTCTTTTGAGCGAGGAAGCAGTGGTCACAACATTCGGCTACCTGCTGCTCGAAGATGGCGGCTACCTGCTGCTCGAAGATGGCGGCCGAATCATGCTGGAGGCCTGATCATGCCAGACGATCTCTCTATCAGCGCCTTACCGGTTGATACTAACGTTACCGGTTCCGAACTGGTTCCGATTGTAGATCTGGCAGCAACACCAAAGAATCGTAATGCTACGATTCAAACCATCCTTGCGTTAGTCACAAAGATATCGCTTGGCCTTGGAAATGTAAACAATACAAGCGACCTGAACAAGCCGATCAGCACGGCGACTGCGGCTGCATTGAACGGCAAAGCCGCGGCCGGCCCGATCGGCGACAGTGGTCTGACGATGACGGCTGGCCTTCTGGGCCGGGAGAGCGGTACTGGTGCGCCGCTGGTGCTCACCCTGGGCTCGGGGCTGTCGATCGTCGGCGGCGCACTCACCGTGACCAGTGGAGGAGGCGGGTATCCCTCGCTGGCGATGCCCACGGGGTTCTCCGTCGCTGGCAACGGAACGGCGACGCTGACGGTCACCTATGCCACTGGCTATTCGTTGCCAACGAACACCAGCCAGGCCAGCTGGAACACAGCGGCGGTACTGGCAGCCACATCGATTCAGGAGGGGGATGCTCGCCTGAGTGACGCGAGGGAGTGGAGCGCTGCAACGGTCACCCAGGCAGATGCCGAGGCTGGCATCAGCACCGTCCGCCGCGCCTGGACCGTGCTGCGGGTCTGGCAGGCGGCTGACGCGTGGTGGCAGTCGTTTACCGGGGCAACGGGCAGGGCTGTTGCAGCCGCCGGCACGCAAGCCCAGGGCCGCAACACGCTGGGGCTGGGATCGGCTGCGACGGCGGCAAGCATCGACTTCGCCACGGCTGCGCAAGGTGCGAAAGCGGACACAGCCGTGCAACCTGCAGGCCTTGCCAGCTATGTCCTAACCAGCGACACGCGACTGGGAGATGCCAGAGAATGGAGCGCGGCGACCGCGACGCAGGCAGAAGCCGAGGCCGGCACCAGCACGGCCCGGCTCGCAGTCACTCCGCAGCGAGTGTTCCAGGCCATTGCAGCATGGTGGGCCGGCAGCGCCTTTGCCTCAAAGCTGGCCGGGATCGCCAGCGGCGCGACGGCGAACCAGACCGATGCGTTCCTGCTGAGCCGGGGTAACCACACCGGGACGCAGACGGCTGGGACTATCACCGGCCTGGCAGCGGTGGCGACAAGCGGAGCCTATGCCGACCTGTCTGGCCGCCTGGTGATCAGCAGCAACGCCCCGGCAGCATTGGGCGCCACGGCAGCGGCAGGCACCAGCGGTGATGCGGCCAGAGCTGATCACGTTCACCAGCGGGATACCGATGTGATCGTGATCCCGGTGGGAGATGAAACCACAGCACTCACCGCCGGCACAAACAAGGTGAGGTTCAGGATGCCTTTTCCCGCCACATTGCTGGCGATTCGAGATGGCGTCAACCTCGCCCCGACCGGCTCTCCGCTGATTGTGGACATCAACGAAGCCGGAACATCGGTGCTGGGCACGAAGCTCAGCATTGACGCCACCGAAATCAGCAGCACCACCGCCGCCAGCGCCGCAACGATCACAGATTCCAGCCTGGCCGACGACGCCGAGATTTCAATCGACATCGACCAGGTAGGCAGCACGGTCGCCGGGGCTGGCCTCAAGGTCTACCTGTTCGTGCGGAGGGCATGATCATGCAAAACCTCGTCCTGCTTGACACTCAAACCGGCCTGACCCGGGGCTACCCCCGCTGCGACGGGGAGCCCGTGGAGGGCCTTGATTTGCGCTACGAAGTGCTGCGCATCGTGCGCGAGCCAGCGCCGCAATACGACCCGGCCACGCACAGCCTCAGCGAAACTCGTGCCATCGACCGTGATGCCGCCGAGTGGCGCTGGGGGTGGACCCTGGCAGCGCTGCCGCCGGTGCCACCCGCGCCGGACTGGCGAACGTTCAAGCGCACTCTCCTTGCCAACCCTGCAGTAAACGCCTTGCTGGGCGGCAGCCTGAGCCAAGCGCCAGCAGCAGGCCTGAGCCTGCCCGCCAC